TGTTTTGGAAAGCGGGAAGTTTTCCTCATTCTGGTGGTCAAGCAGAATCTGCAATGCTTCCTCAGGGTTTTCCTTCATGAAGTCAAAGCCCTTGCGGCAGGCACGCAGGAATTTCTCAATTTTTTCGGGGTTTTTATCCACTGCATCCTTCCCTGCCAAAAATACCAGCTCATAGCTCTGGGGAACGCCGTAATCGGTGGGGTAGAAATAGTTGATATCAAAGCCTTCCTCCTCCAGCTGCGGTACCTCGTGGTTTACCATGTTGCCTGTGGTTGCATCCACCTGTCCGGTTGTGGTTGCTGTCAAAAGGTCGAAGCCGACATCTACAAACTGGCAGTCATCCGCAGACAGCCCTACGTTTTTCAGCATAGATGCAATCTGTGCCTCAGAAAGAGCCGTACCGCTATAGCCGATTTTCTTGCCTGCCAAATCCTCCGCACCCTTGATGCCGCTTTTTGCAAGGGAAATCACAACATTCAGAGAGCTTTGTGTCACTGCACCGACAGAAACAATCGGAACATTTTCCTCTACTGCCGTCTGGATTGCATCCTGCAAATAGTAAATCCCGATATCCGCCTTGCCTGCCGCCGGCATAGAAATGCCGTCATTTGTGTTGGCAGGGAAGTTGATAACCAGATTCAGTCCCTCGTCCGCAAAATAACCCTTCTCCTGCGCTACATACAGGAAGGAATGAATCGCATTGGGATACCAGTCCAGAACAATGTTAAAATCCTCCAGAGCCGTATCATCCGTTTTTGCATCGGTTCCGCCGCCGCAGCCTGCCGCACCGAATGCCAGCACCGCCGCTATGCCAAGTGCCATCAGTTTCTTTTTCATAGCTTACCTTCTCCCTTCGTTCCGCGAGCCGTTACAGCTCTTTTCTCCATGTGATGATTTTCTTTTCTATCAGGGTAATGATGCCAACTGCCACCATTGCCACAACGGACAGCAATACCACAGGCGCAAAAACCCCTGCACCGTCCAGCTGTGTCATCATTCGTTTGCTGAAATAGCCAAGCCCCTTCTGCGCCCCAAGCCATTCCGCGATTGCCGCCCCGATTACGCTCATCGGCACAGACATCTTAATTGCGGAAAAGAAATGCGGCAGAGCCGTCGGCAGCTTCAGCTTTAAAAAAATATCCTTTTTTGTTGCACCGTAGGTAAAAAGCAACTCCTCCATTTCCCGCTTCGTCCCCTTCAGACCGTCAAAAACGGTAATCGCAATCGGGAAAAACGTCATCAGAATTGTCACAAGCACCTTACTCCAGATGCCGTAGCCAAACCAGAGGATAAACAGCGGCGCAAGGGCCGTTGTGGGAATCGTCTGGGATGCAATGATAACGGGGTAAAGCGTTTTTTCCAGTCTCGGATTCCAGTCCATCGAAATCGCAAGCAAAAGCCCCAGCACCACGGAAATGCAAAGTCCCAGCGCGGTAACGCCCATCGTTGCCGGCAGATGCACCAGAAGCAGCGGCTCTCTCAGCTCCCACAGCCGTACCAGAATCTGCGTGGGCGAGGGCAGGATATACGCCGCATTGATGCCCATTGCCGCCCCCTGCCAGAAAAGCAGGAGGATAAATACCAGTATCAAAGAAGAAATGTTTCGTTTCATAAGCGCACACTCCTTCTCAGCTTCCCAATCAGCCGTTCCTTCAAATCGACGATTTCGGGCTTTTTCAGATCATTTCTGTCCCGATGGGCAGGCAGAGGCACCTCCACCATTTCCATCGAAGAAAACGGTCTGTCCTGTATCACAAAAATCTTCTTCGACAGGAATACCGCCTCCTCTACGTCATGCGTGATAAAAAGAATCGTCTTATGGTAATGCTCCCATTGCTCCAGCAGCCATTCCTGCATTTCCACCCTCGTCAGGTAGTCCAGTGCGGAAAACGGCTCATCCAGCAGGAGCATATCCGCCCCCGAAAGCAGCGTGCGCGCAAAGGAAACCCTCTGCTTCATGCCGCCCGATAAATCCTTCGGGTATTTTTTCATATATTCCAGAAGCCCCACCTGCGTCAGCACATCCCTGCACCGCTTCGCCTGTTCCGCCGCAGGCACACCTGCCAGCTCCATCGGCAAACAGATATTTTTCTCAATCGTCCGCCATGGAAAAAGCAAATCCTTCTGCGGCATAAATGCACTGTATTGCTTCTGCTCGCGGATGGGCTTTCCGTTCACCAGAATCTCGCCCTTCTGCAGCTGCTCCAATCCATTGATTAAACGGAAAATCGTGCTTTTGCCACAGCCGCTCGCCCCGATGATCGAAACGAAATCCCCCTCCTCTACGGAAAAGGAGAGGTTCTCCATCATGGGGAACTCGTCCACCGCATAGCGGAAGGAAACATTTTTAAATTCCAACATCATCTGTACACCATTCCTTCTGTCTGCAAAGCTTCTCTTGCAGAGCCCTTTTTATTCAGGGATCTCCTCATAAGCCATATCCCAGAACATTGCCTCATAGCGGCTGCAGTTTTCAAAAATCTCCTTCAGATGCGCTTCTCTTTCCGCAGAAATATCCTTCCCCAGTTCGTTTACCAGATCAATGATTTCCTGTGTAGTTTCGCAGTATTCCTTACTGCAATAGCCACGCACCCATTCGCCGTACAAAGGATGCTCCAATGCCCCCGGTACATGCTGATGGTGCTCCCCAATCATCTGATAGCTCCATGCGCAGGAAAGCACCGCCACTAGAATTTCCAGAGGGCCGCCCTTATATGCCTCATCCAGCATATAGGAGGTATAGGACTGATTCGTCAGTGTGGATTTCGTGGTTGCTACCTCCTGCTCCGTAATCCCCAGACGGGACATATATGCCTTATGGATATTCATTTCGCCATCCAAGGTATCATGCACCATATAGGAAAAGCGTGTCATCAGTGCCTCGTCCTCTGTTTTCACCACGCCCATCGCAAATACCTTCGCATACTGCAAAAGATAACGATAATCCTGCACCATATAAAAACGGAATCTGTCCTCGCGCAGTGTCCCTTCGCCCAGTTCCTTTACAAAGGGCTGTTCCAGATACCCGTCCCAGATAGGCTTTGCCACTGCATATAATCTGTCTGTCAAGCTCATGTTCTTCTTCCTTTCTTTTTCCTTTCCTCCGCAATAGAAAAGACCTTCTCCCATCGGGAAAAGGTCTGTTTGCTTTCCTTGTTTCGCTTCCCTCCGTTGGCATTAACCACATCAAGTTCAAAGGGTTGGCATTTCATCCTCTCAGCTGCATCAGCACCCCCAGCTTTTTGCTTTATTTCCTTGATTATAGCATATTTTTTTAAAATGGCAAATACTTCTTTTCTCAATTAGGGAAATTACGGGGAAAGCGCCTGTCGCTTTTCACAAAAATTTCAAAAAAACTTAAAATAATTTTACTTTACTTTTTCCGGAAAATGACTACACTAAAGAAGGTACAATTATACTTAAATTGCCAATAAATTGCCAACATAAAAGCGGAAGGGTTCG